AGTCAGGTATCAAAGGGTGGTCGGACGGAGGCGGTCTAGATGATGTAAACGAGAAGTTTAATATAAACGCCGTGTCTGTGAATGGAGCGCTTGACACGACTAGACCATATGGCAGCGACATGATTGGTTTGTATAACTGCAGCTATTTTACTGGCAATGGCGTAGACTCGGATGGACTTGGTGAAATTGGCTGGCACGTTAATAATCGAAGCCTAAAAGGTAACTTGCAAGAACTCATAGTATACCCTGTAGAAGACACAGTTAACCGCACCGACATCGAAGACAACATTAACACTTTTTACGACATATATTGATGAACGGATTTATCATAGTCCTACCAACGGACACGCAGACAAGCGAGCGCAGAGCGTACCAAATCACGCGCGAACTCTACAACATCTCTCGCCCCGTTTTGATACAGGCGGAAGGCGAAGCGGCTTTCACCGTCTTTGGAATTGTCGTACATCCTGACGGAGTACAGAACGCTTTGCAGGTGGACACAGATTACCTCATCAACGTTCACCCTGCCGCAAACCTCGAACGCCTCGTTGCTTGCTTCCCTGAGCTGTCGAATGATGAGCGGTATAGCCTGAGCAGTTACGTGCAAGTCAATCAAAAGTTTCCTTTCGGGCATATCGTGCCAAGCGATGTCACGATTCGAGATCAAGAGTATATGGACGATAACGGGTGGTTCCCCGAAGACCCTGAACTATGAAGGCAATAAAAATACTCTTTCTCGTAGTCCTCGCATTCGTAGCGATTCCCGTTGGGATCGTGTACTCGTTTGGCGAGTCGCTCTTCTTTATTGCCTCAGATGTCCTCAGAAGCATTTGGAGAGCCATATACGACTTCTTTCGGGACGTGTCAATAATTGTATCAGTCACAGCGTCAAAGTTCCTCAATCGGCTTCTGATGGATTCGGGGGTTCCTTTCGGAAATCATTCCGTTTCCGCAGTCCTGGGAGCCAACCAACGAGAACGAACTCTCACGGGTCTCGGTTTATGGCTGACCTTGTTACTCGATAGCATCGAGAAGAACCATTGCCGCAAGGCATCCGAACGCGCAGGGATATGAGCAAAGTCAACGAGACACTGATAGCGTTTGCAGATGATATCCTCAAGAGTGCGAAGAGGCATCTCGGAGGGCGTAGGATCGGCAAGAATAAGAATTACGGAGTCGCTACGGGTACGCTCAAGCGGTCTCTCAATTATCGCGTCCGGGTACGTGGTAACGAGATACGAGAAATCAGTTTCGGAGCTAAAGGCAAAGCGAAGAAGTACGCTCCCTTTATTCACTTTGGAGTGAACGGCACTCGCAAGAATCAAGGGTCTCCGTTTACGTTTCGCAAACAACCCCCGTCCTCCGTTTTTGTGAAGTGGATCAAAGCCAAAGGAATCAAGCTCAGAGATGACCAGGGGCGGTTCAAGAAGAACACGAAGAGCAATATTAACTCCGCTGCTTTCCTTATGGCTAGAGCGGTCAAACGTAAGGGAATTGTCGGTCTTCGGTTCTATGAGAAAGCATATACAGCGGTGAGCAAACGATACACCAAGAAACTCGGAGCAGCATTCGCGGAAGATATCGCGGGTAAATTCAAAGCTAACCTCGGAAACATAACGATAAAGAACTAATGGCATCAATTGACGCAGGACCGCAGGAAGGTTGGAGACCAGCCGGGCAAAAACTATTGTTCACCCTTATCCCGGATGAGACGGTTGATGACGCTTATCGCTATATCGTACAGGTAGAGGAGAATGGGACGATCATCTCCAAAATCTATTTGACTCCCAACCCAACCAATAACGCCTTTTTTGATTTGTCCGAAGTCATAGCGGGACGGTTGGAAGTGGATTCTTTGAAGTACAACACAACCTCGACGATTCACTCGTTCCATAACAAGATGTTCACCCGTTCGAATGACAATATCAACAGGTATCGTTTGAAGATTGGATATTTTGACGGAAGCACGGAATTTCTTGCTGAAGATACTTCCGGATATTACTATCTATTTGACGGATACGAGCAGCTTTCCCAAGGGTTGTTTCCTTCGTTCGCTGATTACTACGGGACAGCATCAACAAAGAAGGTTTGGTTGACAGATCGTGAACCCGTGAACAATGTCATCGAGGTAAGTGCAGGGATTGAAGATAACGGGGTTGCAGCGTTTATCAATAGCGACGATACCGGGTCACTCATCACGAGGCTTGTAATAAACACCTACGACACCGCGGGGAGTATTGACGATACAATCATCTACACGGTAAACGGAACCAATGGAGGACTTGTTCCAACTACCTCTTGGAGCGATTCAAATAACGATGGGAGTCTTCTCTATGCTTATGTCTATCCCAGTTCATTGAGCGCGATCACGAACGCCCTGAATGCGGTCACTGGCGGTTGGGGTCATTACGATATAATCCCGGAAACGGCATCCGCGCAAACGGGAAACATTCTCCGCATCCGTAACAATTGCAGGAACACAAAGAACGAGCCTGTCCAATTGGCATGGGCGAACACTCGGGGCGGGTGGGACTATATCCGTTTCAATGGAAAGAAACAAAAGACGGTCACTCGCGAAGAGAAGACCTATCGCAAAATTGTAGGAGATTACAGCGCCTCCCAATTCAGCCTCGCTTCAAGCGCACGCGAAATTAAGCCGTACCAACTCGAAGCCAAAGAGACCTATCAACTCAATAGCGTTCTCACCATTGAGGAGGTCACTTTACTTCAATACTGCATGAGGTCAAAGAATGTCATGGCACGAATCGACGGGACTTGGGTTCCTGTAACCATCCAAACCAACTCGATGCAAATCGAAGAGGAAACGGTCTCGAAGGTGTTCATCACTTCGTTCAATGTTGAACTCGCACAAATTATCCGATGCTAAGACTCACCCTTGCAGGAAACGAAATTGAACTCTACGAGAACGAGCCTGTCAACCTGAGCTATCAGTTCTCCGATATTCAGAATATCAACGCTTCATCAAGTAGCTTTTCGCAGACCTTCCGCGTACCACTCACCAAGAAGAATCAGGATTACTTCGGGGCGGTGAATGAGTTCGGTCTTATTACGACATGGGATCCGAAGACTAAGGTGGACGCGGAACTCACTTACAACACGATCCCTGTCATGCGCGGCTTTGCTCAGGTGAAAGCGGTATACGTTCAGAAAGGCAAATATGCAGACGTTGAAATCGCGGTATTCGGTGAGACGGCTAATCTCTCACGGGATATCGGGGACGGGATGCTCACTGACCTCAACTTGTCTTCTTACGATCACACGCTCAACGCTACGAATATAGAAGCGAGTTGGGCGGGTAATTTATCCAGCTCCGTAATACGTTACGGACTGCCTGACAAGGGTCAGAATTGGACCTCTTCCAACCTATGGACGGAAGACAACCCACTCGAACACGGAGACTTCACGCCATACTTCCAAGCCTCGAAGTTATTTGAGGAGATAATGACAGCAGCAGGATATACCTACGACTCAACTTTCTTGAGTAGGATGAGCGATGTATATCTCGCTCTATACAACGGCAATTTGGCAATCAAGGGTAACAGAAACCCGCAAGCGCAAACGGCTTTTGTTGGGTATTCCGCAGACGTTACTGGGTTAAGCTCAATAACCTTTGCCAACCTGACCGGATTCTCTGAATCGGCTCCCTTTTACGATAGCGATAATAATTTCAACGGCACAACATACACAGCACCTTTTCGCGCTTATTACACTTTTCGCGTTTATGTACATGGGGAAATTGACCACCTCACGAACACGACACTGACAATGCGACTCGCGAAAGGAGGCTCGACGTTTTTAGCGACTATCATCGACAACCTGACCGGAGCTTTTTTCAATGATGAGTCTTTCGTCGTTTTAACCGACCCCATTCTTTTGAATCAAGGTGACGCAGTATCTCTTCAGTACGCTTTAGCCAACTCAGGTCACACGGTAGACTTTACCGGGACTAATCAACTGGGAGCGGGTGGAACAGGTTTTGAAGTTGTAGAGATATCCGGAGCAACGAGCGGACAAACAGTCGACGTTTCGGCCAATATGCCACAGATGAAACAAATCGATTTCATCTCAGGACTTCAGAAGATGTTCAATCTTGTATTCATTCCGGATCGTAACAATTCAAAACATCTCTCGGTTGAGCCGTTCAACGACTACATGAGCAGCGGAGCGCAGAAAGATTGGACGAACAAGATTGACCTCTCGAAAGACATCACCATTGCACCCACGACAGACCTCCAAGCGAGGCAGTACGATTGGACGCATTCCAACGGGAAAGACCTTATCAACGACATAGTGTTCAAAAACGCTTCTCGGGTCTATGGAAGATACCGAGTTGATGACCCAGAGAACGACTTCGCTTCAGGCAACAAAGAGATAAAGTCACCCTTTGCGCCTCATGTCGTTTCATACATTCCCGGCACGCAGTACGCAGTTCATAGGATGTTGATTGATACGGAGCAGGACGATAAGACTATCAAAGACCCGCTCCCGCGTTTGGCGTTTTGGAACGATCAACAGACGGGGACAATCTACTATCAGAACGATGACAATGATGATACCACTACAGACACTGAATATCCGGCTTTCTCGCAGTTCTCAGACCTTGAGGCAAGCGTATCAGATGAAGACCTCGGGTTCGGTGCGGAGCGTCCATTCCATATCGTAGAAGCCAACCCATTGAATACCCTTTATTACACTTATTGGAGACCGTTCGTCAATGAGTTGTATTCCTCAGACGCTCGCAAGCTCACTGCGTTCTTCAGGCTCACACGCTCCGAATTAGCAACGTTCGAGTTCTCGGATAAGGTCTATATCAAAGACACGTATTGGAGGATTCTATCTATCTCCTATGACGCGACAAGTGAAGACCTCGTGAAGGTGGAACTTTTGAAAGTTTTGGGAGATATCCGCGACTGTCAATTCATCCCGTTTGGTATCGATAAGGCAGACGGGAAGATTCAATTCACCAACCTAAGCGGACAGACGGTCGTTCAGGTGACTCGCGTTTGCTGCGAGCGATACGGGTATTTCTATGATAACGCTTCATCCAACTGCTTCCAACCCTTTGAACAATGAGGAATCTTGACAATCATCGTTATATAGGAGAAGCGATCCAATTACTCCAGAACAAAGGCGAGAGGGTTCATGTCCCGCTTTGGTTCAAGGTGTTGGACTGGTTCCTTACTTTCGGTTACATCTTCGGACTTGCTTACCTTCTTTATCTATCAATTAAATGGCTACTGAAAATATCGTTCTAAAAGTATCAGCAGACACCAGCGATGTTACAAGGTCAATTGATAAAGTTGGCGAAAGCGTCGACGGGACGAGTTCTGCTGTCGGAGGCTTAACAGGACAACTCGACAAGATGACCGGAGGAGCCGTGACAGGCTTTCGAAATATGGTCGGAGGGTTAAAGGGTGGGGTCGCTGGATTGAAGTCATTTAAAGTTGCTCTTGCTGCAACCGGAATCGGTCTTCTTCTTGTCGCTATCGGCTCGCTTGTTTCCTTTTTCACAAGCACAAAGAGAGGAGCGGAGCAACTCAAAGTCGCAACGCAAGCACTTGGAGCCGCGTTCGATGTTATCCGGGATCGTATCTCCAAAGTCGGTGGGGCGTTGGTGAAGTTTTTCACGGGTGACTTCAAAGGCGCGTTGGATGATGTAAAGGGCGCATTCACGGGAATTACCGACGAGATTATTCGAGAGACCAAAGCCGCGGGAGACTTACAAAAGGCAATGAACGCTCTCAAGGACGAAGAGCGGGACTTCATTAAACAACGCGCAGAGACAAACAAACTCATCGCAGAAGCTCGCCTTCTCGCTGAAGATGACACCCTCGCAGTTGAGGAACGTATCGAAGCACTTCAACGGGCGGTTGACCTCGAACAAGAGACGGTCGCACGTCAAATCGAATTAGCTGAAGAGAGGGCGAGGATAGCACGGGAACAAGTCGCACTCGGGGAAAGCATGGAGGAAGATTTGCAAGCGGTTGCAGAAGCAGAGGCGGCAGTCATTGACTTGCAAACGGCATCCCTTCGAACACAGAAGAGACTGCAAACAGAACTCAACTCGCTGAAGGTGGAGGGCATCACCAAGGCACACGAGGCAATGAAGGCAGAAATCGACCTCGCGAATGCGACGGTCAAGGCTATGGAGGAGCGAAAGAAAGCCGAACAAGGTACACTCCAAGTGACCCAGGAAACAGCAGAAGCAACGCTCCAAACACGGACGCAGAACTTCGCAGATCAAGTCCTCGGGTCACAGACCACAGAGGAACAAATTCGCCAACAACGACGAGAGACATTTGAGGACTTCAAAAACAACGCAGAACTCGCAGCACATCAAGGACTCCAATTCGCAAGTTTGAGTCTGCAAGCGGTTGGCGCATTATCAGAGGCATTCACCAAAGACGATGAGAAGCGAGCAAAGCGAACGTTTGAGATAGGTAAAAAGCTCGCTATAGTTCAAGCGGTAATGAACACGGCTGAGGGTGTTACAACCGCACTCACCGATAAGACACAACCTTCGACCCTTCTCCGTATTCTTCAAACGGCAGCAGTTGCCACGGCTGGAGCCGCTCAAATTGCCACAATCAAACGGCAGGAATTCAACGCGGGCGGGTCTGCATCTATCGGAGCCGTATCACAAAACGCAAGAGGAACGACAGGAGCGATTCCGCAAAGTCCACAACTCGACCTCGGGTTCTTAGGAGCCGGAGCCGGACAAGCAGGCTTTAGGAGTTACGTAATAGCCTCGGAAGTATCGAACAGCCAACAGGCGAACCAACGAATTAACGATCAAGCATCATTAGTAGGATGAACATAATTGAACTCATAATCGACGAAGAAGCGGAGATGTACGGAATCGACGCTATCTCTCTCGTAGAACAACCCGCCATCGAGTCTGACTTCGTAGCTCTCAAGAACGAACAGATACAATTCAAGACCCAAGACAACGAGAAGCGTCTTGTCATGGGTGCGGCACTTATTCCAGACAAACCCATCTACCGAAAGAACGGGGATGAGGAATATTACGTGTATTTTTCAAAGAAGACCGTCCGACGAGCGATGGAACTCTACTTCAAAAACGGCAATCAAGCGAACGCGACCCTTGAACACGAGCATACGTTGAACGGGTTGCACGTTGTTGAGAGTTGGATCGTCGAAGGAGAGCAGGACAAATCCCGGATGTATGGACTCGATGTCCCGGTCGGTACGTGGATGGTCTCAATGAAGGTCGATAACGATGCTATTTGGGAGAAGTACGTGAAGGAAGGCAGCGTGAAAGGGTTCTCGATTGAAGGATTCTTTACGAACAAGTACGAACTCGCAAAGGCAACCGTCAAAAAGGACAAGCGATATAAAGAGGGACAGCGCGTCGATATGGAGTCCTACAACGATTACCCCGACGGAGTAAAGAACAACGCAAGGAAGGCGGTAGAATACGCTGAGAAGAACGGGTGGGGGTCGTGTGGAACGGGAGTAGGAAAGCAACGAGCGAACCAACTCGCAAAGGGTGAGAATATCAGCGTCGAAACCATCAAGCGGATGCGGTCTTATCTGATCCGTCATGAAGCGGACTTGGAGTCCTCGACCTCATTCTCTGACGGATGCGGGTACCTCATGTATATGGCTTGGGGCGGAAAAGCTGCTCTTCGTTGGTCGGAATCCAAACTCAAGGAATTGGAGCTTCTGTCAGCTATCGAAGTAGAACTCGGACTCGATTATTTAAAAAATCACCTAACGAGTAAGGATTCAGGTTCTTAAATCGTTATATATAAAAACCCCAGAAGATGACTCTGAAAGAACGCATCTCCGATATCTTCGAAAAGTACAGCGTCGAACTCGCTGTCGAAGAGAAGGAGGAAACACAAGAGGTCGCTTTGATGGCTACGGCTGTCCTCGAAAGCGGTCAAGAAATTATGACTGACGCGGACGCTTTCGCTGTCGGTGTTTCTGCTTTTGTCGTGAATGACGAAGGCGAACAAATCCCTCTCCCGGATGGAGACTACAAACTCCAAGACGGCTCGATGCTCGTAGTAGCAGAAGGTGCGGTTGTTGAGGTAAACGAAGCCACAACAGAACCAGAAGTCGAAGCCGAAGAGGAGAAGGAGGAAGAAATGAAAGCGGAGACCGAAGAGGTTCAGGCATCATCTGAGGTGTTGACTCGTGAAGCTGTTGAAGGCATGATCGCCGAAGCTATCGAAGCAACGAAGAAAGAATTCTCTTCACAAATTGAAGAGCGGGACGCGAAGATTACGGAGTTGAGCAAGCAAGCCACACCAAGCATCCCACGCGCACCAAAGATGGAAGCTCCCGTTTCCGTCGATTTAAAAAGTTTATCAATCCAGGAGCGCGTTGCCGCGATCCACAACCAATTCTCTAAATAATGCCTAACGCATCAGTAGGAGTCGGCACTTATGCCGGCGAAGCGGCACGTCCTTACGTAGCCGCTGCGATCTTGTCAGCCGACACAATCGCGAACGGTTACTGCTCAGTAATCGAAAACGTTCATTCAAAAGCGGTTCTCCGCAAGTTCTCAGGCGCAACAATCCAAGACGCTGCATGCGGCTTTGCGGTTCCTTCCGCAGGTGAATTGACTTTGGGCGAAGCTATTCTTGAAGCCAAAGAGCTTAAGGTCAACGAGCAAGTTTGCAACCCTGACCTTCGTGCGACATGGGAAGGAATGCAAATGCGAGGAGCTTCTTCCGCTGCTCCTGCGGACTTCTCTTCTTACGTTGCTCAATACGTAGCTGCGAAAGTTGCTGAAAATGTAGAGCATAACATTTGGGCGGGAGAACACAAGCAAATTCTTGACGAAGCCGCACCATACTCAAGTTTTAAAGGTATCATTCGAAACATTCAAGAAGGCGCACCCGACCGAGAGACTGTTTCAACTTCTGTACTCGCAGCCGCTGACGCTACCGGTAAGGAGTCAATTCTTGACGCTCTCGCTATCATCACCGGAGGCGCAGAAGGCGCACCCGCGACAATCGCAGGAGACCCGAACACGAAGATCTTCATGAGCCGCGCATCTGCGCAGTTGTATTATCAAGCTCTCGCAGCTACTTACAACCTCCCGTTCTTGAACGATGGTCTCGTTGCTCGATACGCTGGTTATGATATCGTTACTCCGGGTGGATTCCCTGACAACGTTTTGCTTATCTCGAAGGTGGATAACCTGTACTTCGGAACGAACCTTCTGACTGACCACATCCAAGCTTCTGTTTTGGATTTGACAGGTGTAACGGGTGACGATGTTACTCGCGTTATCATGCAATTCTCAGGCGGTACGCAAGTGGTTGATCTTAACGGGTTGGCTATCTGGAGAACCGAGACAGCATCCTAATTCATTCGGGGAGGGGCGTTAAATCCCTCCCCTTAATTCCTCAAATATGGCTTGTACATTAACAATCAACGGCAGGGCGTTTCCCTGCAAAGATAAGATCGGGGGAATCAAGCGCGTTTGGATTAAACAATTCGCGTCGGATGACTGGGTAAAGACAGGTGGTGCGGTTTCCGCAAACGCTTCGGGAATTACGCTCCACGGTTTTGAGATTACCAAGAACAACGGATCACTCCAACAGACGGTGAATGCCTCTGTTGAGAATGGAACTGTTTTCTACTCTCAGGTTCTCGAGTTCTCACTTCCCAACTTGACGGTTGGAGACAACCAAGAGGTGTCTGACTTACTTCGTAACCGCTTGACGGTTCTCGTTCAAGACGTCAACGATAATTATCTCGCGATGGGAGTCACAACAGGAGTTGAGGCAACAGGCGGGACGGTAGGAACGGGAACGGCAAAGGGTGACTTCAACGGCTATCAAATCCAATTGACAGCGGAAGAGGCTTCCCCGGCAGCGTTTGCAGACCCAACCGATACCAACTTGACTTTGACGGCTGGTTCTTGATTTGATTTTCTTTGGTTAGATTATAAAGGACGGGGGAGGGCATATGCTCTCCCTTTTTCGATTCAACATGATACACCTCAACCCAAACAGCGCAAGTCCTCAGCCGATATATCTCACTCTCTCGGAGATGCGGAAAGACTTTGCCGAATTCACCGACTACCTCGTTCTCTTTCAGTCAATGGCCTCGAAAGAAGATTTCTATTTGATTGGGTACGTGAACACCGATAACGCGCGTTATACAACTCTCCAAGTATATACGAACGAAGACAACCCCACAAGCGGTCGTGTTCGCTTAACTGAGAGCGGACTTTATACTTACAAGGTGTGGGGTCAAAACTCTTCCACTAACTTAGACCCGACAGATACGGAGGTTGTCGGACTGCTTGAACAAGGTACGTTGAATGTAGCCGGAGCGACAGGATACGACATCCCAAACATAACAATCCCCGATAATATCATATATTACCAATAATGGAATTCATCCAACTCAACCAATACGAAGAGCGATCCTATCGGGAGACAGCGAACAAGATGGGTTTCGTCAATTACGGCGATGACAACCTCTTCCCGCAGTACCTCGTTGACCTCTTTCATTCGTCCGCTACTCACAACGCATTGTCGACAACTATCGCGATGATGATCTTCGGCGAAGGGTTCGACGCTACGACCTTAGACGGAAGGCTTGCTTTTGACCAATGGAATCTCAACGACGAACTCCGGAAGGCTTGTCTTGATTTTAAGATTCAGGGCGGGTTTGCTCTCGAGGTGAATTGGAGTATCGACCGAACGACTATCGCCAACGTCTCACACCTCCCGTTTGAGAATATCCGCTCGGGGTTTGTCAATGAAGATGAGAAAGTCGAGTACTATTACTACTCGAAAGACTGGAACGATAAGCGAGAAGAGCCATCGGAGATATGCACGTTCAACCCTGAGAGGAATATCGAACACCCGACTCAGATACTTTACGTGAAGCCGTTCTCTCCAGGCTCGTTCTACTATCCCAAACCGGACTACGTAGGCTCGATAAACTACATCGAACTCGACAAAGAAATCGGGGTGTATCATATCAACAACATGAAGAACGGGATGAGTCCTTCGTTCTCCATACACTTTAAGAACGGTATCCCACCGCAAGAGGAGAGAAACCGCATCCGAATGGATATCGAAAGACAACTCAGCGGAGCGAGCAACGCGGGCAAGTTCATCGTCACGTATTCAGACGATCCCGATAGAAAGCCGGACTTTGAGCCGTTCCAATTGTCGGACGCTCACAATCAATACCAATTCCTTTCGGAAGAAGTTACTTCGAAGATTATGGTCGGACACCGTGTGACTTCTCCGCAGATGTTCGGGGTTGCTGTACCGGGTAAGCTTGGAGGCGGTGGAGAGCTTGCAGAGGCTTCGGAACTCTTCGAGAAGAATGTCATTGCACCAGCTCGACAAGTGGTCACAGAAGCCGTCAAAACGCTTTTGAATGCTGCTGGTTTAGATTCTCAACTTGTTCAACTCTCAGAAGAGCCGCAAGAAGTCAACCTCGACGGATGCGTCGACTATCTCACGGACAAAGGAGAAGAGATGTCGGATGAATGGGAACTGATAGACGAATCTCCCGTCGATTACGACCTTGAGAAAGCACGGGACGCGCTGTGGGCATTTGCAAGTGTTCCTTCATCGAATCCCAACGGCAAGAGTGAACAAGATACCGAGATCATCAAAGTTCGTTATACGTACGCTCCCAAGTCCACGCAAGAGAGTTCCCGTTCCTTCTGTAAAAAGATGGTCAACGCTGGCAAAGTTTACCGCAAGGAAGACATCGAAGCGGCTAGCTTACGAACCGTAAACCCTGGACTCGGTGCGGGAGGTAAAGACACATATGACCTTTTCTTGTTCAAAGGCGGGGCGCGATGTCATCACTTCTGGAGCCGTCAAACGTACCTCAAAAAGAACAACAAGAAGATCTCGGTCAATCAAGCGAAGAAACTCATCCGAGAAGCGGGAGTCGATGCGAAGCGTCTACCCGAGAACGATAAGCGAGTTGCACAACGCCCCATCGATATGCCGAACGAAGGCTTCATAAATCCCCGATAAATGTCACTACAAGCAGAAGTCCTCTTTGTGAATCCGGATTACATCAAGCGGATCACCAACATCAACGGAAGCATCGAAGACGCTTACCTTGTTCCTTCGATTATCCTCTCTCAAGACAAGTACATCCAACTCTATTTGGGTACCGACCTTCTCGACAAGCTGAAATCGGATATCTCGGGTTCAAGTTTGACGGGCGATTACGCTACTTTAATGAATGATTACGTTCGTAAGGCTACCCTTTGGTGGACGATGGTTGAGCTTATCCCATCTCTTTACGTGAAGATGGATAACGGCTCGCTCGTTTTAAGGGTGTCTGAAGACACTCAAACCATCTCACCGGACGATCTACATAGGGAAGTGGAAAGGGCGCGTCAGAACGCCCAATTCTACACGTACCGAATGTATCAATACCTTTGCAACAACTCCTCTTTGTTTCCGGAGTACAGTTCGAACACGGGTGCGGATATGCTACCGCAGCCTGCGGACTACTTCCAGAGCGGGATGAGCATAAGCAGCGGAGGCGTTCCTAACATCGTAGACCTGAAACAATTCTTCGGATGAGAAAGAGCCGAAAAGAAAACATAACCTTATTGAAAAAGTTCCTCGATGACCTCGACCGAAATAATTCTAATGATACTCCCAAGCGCGGTCGCGATCGTGGGAGTCTGGGTAAACCTAAACCGTGAAATTGAGAAGCTCAAGGGGCGAATCATCCGCGTTGAGAGCGATAAAGACGAACTGAAGGACATGATGAAAGAAGTCGTGAAAGCAGTTCACAAAATCGAACTCATGCTTGCGGAACGATGAGACACTTCAAGCTTAGAGAATTCGATTCACCCGATGCTCCAGGCTCGGGGCGTATGATGGACAGAGGCTTCCTTCGGTTGCTCGATGAGGCTCGAGATTGTGCTTCAATTCCGTTTGTAATTTCTTCGGGATTTCGCACGGTTGATTATAACCGCTCCCTCATTGCCAAGGGTTTACCCGCTTCCCGTAACTCCTCGCACCTTTTAGGACTCGCAGCAGATATCGAAGTCCTCAATTCACAGGACCGTTTTATCATCATAGACGCGTTGATGGAAGTCGGGATCACCCGGTTGGGGATTGGCAAGAATTTCATACACTGCGACATTGACGAGATGAAACCCGAAAACCGAATCTGGACATATGCATGATTTAATAACCAAGGACCGAGATATCCACGTTCTCCCGTTCGACTTTGAAAACAGCGAAGACGTGAGGAGTGTTTATTTGCTCTCAGACATACACTTCGATTCTGTAAAGTGCGACCGCAAACTCTTATTCAAACACCTCGACAGAGCCAAAGAAGAGAATGCGGTTGTTTTGATTCTGGGCGATTTATATGACTTGATGAATATGAAGTTCGATCCGCGCGGTTCTTACGACTCCCTTCGCCCGGAACTCAAAGCGATGGCGTATATTGATGAGGTCATCAAGGACTGCACCGAGAAGCTCGAACCCTACAAGGATATCATCAAGCTGATCGGACAAGGAAACCACGAGACCAACATCACCAAACGACACGGGGTGGACCCCATACAACGAACCGTCGGTATCTTAAACGCCAACGGCGGAAATATTATCGCGGGTTATTACGCTGGATGGGTTGTTCTCAAGTGCAGCCGTAACGGAAAGGGAGGACGCAGAAGCTACCCCATCCACTATCATCACGGGTACGGAGGCAATGCGAAACGCTCGAAGGGTGTTCTCAATGTCGATATAGATATGAAGGACTACCCGCAGGCGGTTATCATTGCACGCGGGCACACCCATCAAAAGTGGTATGTCCCCGTAATGCGCGACGTACTCACCTCCAACTTCAATCACGGACAAGAGACCGTTCACGTAGTTCAAACGGGATCATACAAGAAGAAAGACCGTTCCATTGGGTGGGAAGTTGAGAAAGGGTTCTCGGTCCCTCGGTTGGGCGGTTGGAAGTTTTCAATTAAGCCACACGGCAAATCCTACGAGATACAATGCGAGGAACTCCACTAAAAGAAACGAAGCTCGGGCAATGGTTCAAAACAAAAGCACCGAAGGTCTTCGACCTCATCGGGGAGATTGTCCCAGGTGCGGACGCTCTGAAAGCGATAAGTGCTCTAATCGACAACACCGAAACCAGCGACGAAGAAAAGACAAACGCGAAACTCCTGATGGAGGAAATCGCAAGTGCGGACAGAGCGAACGCAAGGAACCGGGAGATTGAGATAACTAAGAATCTAGGACAGCGGGATTGGATGCAAGTCTTTGTCGGGTCGGCTGCGATGATTATCGGGATTGTCATGGTTATATGGGCGAAGACCGGAGTACAAGACAAAGAGATCTTCTTTCACATCCTCGGGTTCGCTGAAGGTACCCTCGTGGGTCAAGTCGTGAATTATTATTTTGGTTCTGCCAAGAATTAGTATATTTGGGTTCTGTTTTGTCGTGGGTTTGTTACCCCGTCGTTTGTTTGGAGAGGGAGGTCGAAAGCGGCTTCCCTCTTTTTTTGCGTAAAAAAGAAAAATAATTTGCTTTTATGCTTGGATAACTAAATAAGTTGCGTATCTTTGAGACATCAAACGAAACAAAAACAACATGAACTACTCAATCACACAAACAATCGCACGAGTCAAGGAGACAGCAACTGGAACAATGGCGAACGGCAACAAGTTTAACTCATGCATCTACTTCAACGGATGCGAGTGGAAAGTTCAACTCACTTACTTTGAAATTGAGTCTGACGGATGCATTAACGAAGTGACTGACCCGAACATCTTCACTGGATGGACTAAGGCAGAAGCAAAGGTTGCACTCATGAACGCACTCGCAGCATGAACAACGAGCCCGAATGGTTTCAGCAAGTGCTAAACCGAACCAAACAAACGCAATCAATTTTCACCATGAACGACAACAAACAAACAGAACTCAAGCAAGCGTGGCTCACCTTGCATGACCTCCGACAGGAGCAACCCACAACCCATCGTCTAACACGAACCGCGCTACAAATGGCGATGGATATCGTACAAGAAAACATTCAGCTATGAACCACAGCCAAGAAGAGAACTGGTACACGGGTAAACTCGGGACCAAAGAATCGACAGGATATCGGACAAGCATTTGGACCCCTGTTGATATTGATGACTTCAACGAGAATCGGCAGAAGTATATTGACGCGGGATGGCAATCATATTGCTGGACGAAAGGTTCCGCAGGGTATGACAAATACTTCGTCAGCAAACTACCGAAGGACGAGTTCAAACATCTGCTGATGGTGGAAAACGACTACGGATATTTCACTCTCTTTTTTCATATGGATGAAGACTGAACCCACTGAACATGAATGAGATCAAAGAAGACGTGTTCAAGTACTGGACTTGGGCGCAAAAGGAATTCGAGGGTGAGGATATCGACCGCCTCATCTTCGAAGTTGAATCAGCAGTTACAAACCTAAACAGACACATAAACAATGAATTCACACGAAAAGCAATGGGTAAGACCGATATGCGTTCGAAGTAGCGTAAACGTGAACCCCGCGAAGGATTTCAACGACTTCGCAGCAAACCTCCGAGATGAAGACGCGGAATTCGATCGCCTCATCTCTCAACTTAAAGAATCCATCCGCAGAGCGCGGACGAAATAAATCCCTTAAACCAAAGAAAATGGGACAATCTAAAATCAAGACCATTCAACCGAATGGCACCTATGACAGCCAAAACGGCTTGATGTACAAGTTCGAAATCCAACTCGAATCCGGAGACGGCGGAGAGGTATCGGCAAAGAGCCAAGACCGATGGAGCGTTGGAGACGAAGTAGAATTCGAAGTCACCCCGTCGAAGTGGGGCGATAAGATGCGACTCTCAAAACCAGGGTTTACCCCGAATCAATCGAAGGCGAACAACCCTGACATTCAAAAGAGGATCGACGCAAGTTGGGCAATCGGTCACGCCATCAACCAAGAGAGCGACCCTGAGAAGATTCTTGAAGCGGCTGAGTTCCTCTTGTCCATCCGTTCAACCCTTATCTCGAAGCTATGATCTGGACAAAGGCAGAAGACAAGAGGCTCGTTGAGCTTGTAAACCAACACATCACAAAGGACAGCAAGCGACCCGTACAATGGAAAGAAATCAAGCCGATGGAGAACCACACGCTCGCAGCGATGCAGACGCGATTCTCAAAGCATATCCTTCCGTACTACGACTTCACCGGCAACCGATACACGCCAAAGAAGAAAGCAATGAAGAAGGTATCAACGAAGCGAATCAAAGTATCTCGCTCGTTCCTGTGGGGAGCGTTAAAGGTTACGCGATATGAATAATATCAAACTATTTTTAATCCGGAACTACGGATCGACTTCAACCGCTGCAATGGTTCTGGACGTTACACCAAACACCGTTCGCAATTGGTGCGGGCGGATGCCGCGTAACATACTCAAGCACCTCCCGGAGATATCCGAAACTTGCGGAGCGACATACGCGGAGATCGTCGAAGAGGTTCTATTGTGTGAAAGGGAGGGGATGGATTGACCCTTAAACTTTACAATATACCTTTGGCGAAATGAACGGAATATGGATACCCCAGGAGATTTGGTTGTTGGATGACCTCTCTCCCATGCAAAGAATTCTCCTCTCTAAAATTCACGCGCTCAGTCACAAAGACGGGTCGTGTTGGGCGGGAGATGACTTCCTCGCTGAGTCTCTTGGGGTCTCTTCTCAGTACATCCGTAAAATGCGGAAGGACCTTTGCGAGACTGCACACATCAAATGCGAAGGGTACGGTCACCGAAGGAAGATGACGGTTCTTGTAGAAGCAACTATCGGAACAAGCAACTATCGGAACAAGCAACAATCGTTGCAAGAAGAAGCAACTATCGTTGCAAAAGTTGCAACTACTGTTGCAAAAGAAGCAACTACAGTTGCGCAGAGTATAGAGAAGAGTAAAGAGAAGAGTAAAGAAGTAGTGAAGAGAGTACGTTTCAAGGAACCGAGTTTGGAAGAAGCGATGCATTCGTTCGAACTTGCGGGATCATCTCGCGACGAAGGCGAGAAGTTTTGGAACTACTACGAATCAAACGGATGGAAGGCGGGCAAAAACAAAATGAAGAACTGGCAAGCCTCCGCCCGAAATTGGATAAAACGATCAAATGAATTTACAACGAACAAAACAGGAGCTGCAAAGCAACCAAGCAAAAACCAGCTTGAAGACTATCTCAAGCACGGGACTATTTAAACAAACTAACGAGCAAGCGTGGGAAGGAACAAACATCCAAACCGCCTTACGGCACCATCCCGAAGAGACGCGGGCAACGGTAGTTACGCTCATCAATAAGACGGTCCAATTTATAGACGCAAAGAAGACCCTTCACTCATTCGAGGATATGGCACTTTGCGCAGAAACTATCTTCGACGTCTTCCCTGTTTTGAAACTCGAGGAATTGAGGCTAATTTGCGAGAGGATGAAACAAGGGTACTACGGCAACTTCTTTGAACGTTTGAAGATACAGGAGTTCCGCGACTGCATCATCAAGCATGAAGAAGAACGAGCCTCAATCCTTGAGCAACGACACAAGACAATCAGTCGAGGAGCGCAAGACCCAACGAACGTCCCTGAGTACGATCCCGAACAAGCACGCTTGCAATGGCGCATGAAGAACAACCCCTATATCATACCGGGAAAGAATGACAGTAGCGAAAGCAAAAGCGAAGCTTGACAAGATATTCTCACAGTTTATCCGGCTGCGTGCGGTCAACGATGAAGGGTGGGGAGCTTGTTTCACTTGCGATCGCTTGCGCCATTACAAGAGCGCAGACGCTGGACATTTTATGGTGCGGCAAAAGATGCCCACCCGATTCGATGAACTCAACGTTCAATTTCAGTGTAAAGCTTGCAACGGATTCGAAGGGGGAGCACAATACGAATTCGCCAAACGTCTTGACCAACTACACGGAGAAGGGACAGCGGATCGCCTTGTTCGGTTGAGCAACGAAACGAAGCGATTCAGCGTTCACGAACTGGAGGCACTTTGCAAAATATATAAAGAGAAGGTCAATGAACTCAGGAAGTCGAAAGGGTTGGAATAGCTTCTTAACGAAGCACTATTCAAAACTTGTTCGCATCGGTCGACGATGGACGGACAGCCCTTCCGACCTTGTACATCACACCTATCTTCGATGCATTGACAAACGCTTTCCCGATGGGGATAACGAAAACCCGCTCGGGTACTTTGTTAAAGCTATGTACACCGAAGCGACACGAGGAAAATTCAAAGACTTATATCACGTAACAGATGCTGACCCCAAAGAACAAACCTTCGAAAGCGACTGGACCAAAGCCATCCAACGCGAACAAATGCAACTCATCCTTGACCGCCTCTCCTGGTTTGATAGAACAATCTTCTCTCTATACTTGCAAGGGTGGAACATGGCTGACGTATCTCGACGGTCTGGCGTTGGAGAATCGACCCTTTATCGCTCACTACACATCACCCGAAAAATTTTAAAAGATGTTCTTCGTAACGGCTCAAAAGAGGACTGACCGACTTGATATCTGCAAAGGCTGCGAACACTTCGTCGAGAAGACCAAGAGTTGTGGAGACCTCGTGACAGAAGCGTTCACGGACTCTAAGTTGTGTGGCTGTCATATGCCTACGAAGACCCGTCTCAAGGTTGCCTCCTGTCCTCTCGGTAAGTGGGAAGCAGAAATCAAACAAGCAGACCTCGACGCGATCAAGACCTTTCTCAAGACAGAGAACCAATTCAGAACAAACGGACAACTCGCGAAGCTATATTCGAAGGTTACAGGAACAAACACACAAGCAAGTCAATGCAGTTCGTGTAATCGTCGGATGCTTCAGGAGCTACAAAAACTCATAAACGAAACAGAATGAGCTTCACAGCAACAGAACGGGAGATCATAGCGGAGAACATCCGCCAATTCCTCAAACAAGACCAGAAAGAGAAGTTCGAACACCAGCACTTCGGAGGAGATCCCTTCCTCGTGAAGCGTGTTCTTCCCATTACACAATACGACAAAGAGACCCTGGAGAATATTGCACGGGATGTCGAAGGTAGAATCTTACACCCATGACTCATGGCTCACTTTTCTCAGGAATCGGAGGCTTTGATCTCGCGGCTGAATGGTCAGGGTATACCAACCTCTTTAACTGCGAGTGGGAAGAATTCCCTCGCAAAGTCCTCAAACACCACTTCCCCAATGCAGAACAATTCGGAGACATCAAAGAATTCAACGCGACAGCTTACTCTGGAAGACTTGATATCCTCTCTGGAGGGTTCCCCTGTCAACCGTTCAGCGTTGCAGGAAAACGGAAAGGCTCAGAGGATGAACGCCACCTGTGGCCGCAGATGCTTAGAGTTATCGGAGAGTGTCAACCCCGTTGGGTCGTGGGAGAGAACGTTCGCGGGCTTGTTAGTTGGTCGGACGGATTGGTACTCGAAGAGGTGTACTCTGACTTGGAAGCTCTCGGGTACTCCGTCCAATCGTTTATTATTCCAGCTTGTGCCACGAACGCTCCCCACAGACGCGACAGAGTTTGGATTGTTGCTCACTCCGACAACTTCGGAACCCGTTCACGACTTGGAGAAATTCAAAGCGAGAATGGAGAAGTATCCGAATGGAACAACGATGCCAAACTTAGCGACACAGATTCACGGAATGCTCCCGACACCGACAGCGGTAGATGCAAAAGGAGCATACCGACCGGAGTCTATGATAAGCAAAAACGGAAAATTCGACAGGACGGAGAGGCTATCAAATATATATCTCAAGACTGGAACGGAGTACAATTCGAAAACTTCCCAACTGTCCCCCCTATTTGTAGAGGAGATGATGGGCTTCCCAAAGAACTGGACGGCATTACCTTTCCAAAGTGGCGAAGAGAATCCATCAAAGCATACGGAAACGCAATAGTTCCTCAAGTCGCACACCGTATATTTGAATCAATTAAAGACTATGAGAAACGCAAGAAAAGCCCTCCTCCATGCGAAGAACTTCCTTCTCATCACGGAGAACGATAAAGCAATCCGACTCCATGCCGGGGACGATCCCGCGACTTTACTTCTAACCTTAGCCGTTCATAACGATGAATTCAGATACACCCTCGAAGCCGTCCTCGATCAAGCCAATGAAACTCTCGGGGATAAGGGAGAATCCCCGGAATCCGAGGACGATTAAAGAGGAGAGGTTCGACAAGCTCGTTCAATCCATTCGAGAGTTCCCCGAGATGCTCCAAGCGCGACCCATTGTTGTCAACCCCGACATGGTTATAATCGGAGGGAACATGAGATTCAAAGCGTGCAAAGCAGCGGGACTCACCGAGGCACCCGTCTATGTCGCTACATGGGGAGAACTCAAAGACCGAGAGTTCACGATAAAGGACAACACGAACGCAGGAGAACACGACATGGACATCCTCGCGAACGAATGGGATGCAACCGAATTGAATGACTGGATGCTTAACGTATGGGACCCCCAAGAGGAACCCGAAGAGAAAGAAGAAAAAGTCAAATGCGAATTATGCGGTAAGTAATGGAAGCACTACAACTTGACAAAACTGACACTAAAAAAGGATTGATGCTCGAGGCTCTCGAGAAGTCGCTCGGTATCGTATCAACGGCTTGCAAGATGGTTGACATCTCAAGGCAGACCCATTACGCATGGCTAAAGGCAGACGAGGAATATAAGAAAGCGGTCAACTCAATCCAGGACGGTGTTCTTGACTTCGCAGAATCGCACCTCTACAAACTCGTAAAGGAAGGCAACCCAGCAGCGACGATCTTCTTCTTGAAGACCAAAGGCAAGAAGCGCGGATATATCGAACGGCAAGAGATAGAGGTTCAAGAGAAGAAGCCGCTCTCATGGTTGGATGAATAAATTTTTTTCGCTTTATAGTTGCATAACGAAAAAACTTGCGTATCTTTACACCATGACAAACGCAAACAACACTACCATGAACGCTCAACAACTACACGGCCGATTCGTAAACGTAACAGGCAAGGGATTCGGTGAAGTAATTGATTTTGTAATCGACGGAGGCGACTACAACACCAACATCGTCGAGCTTGTAACCATTCTAACCGCAGACGGTCGCAACATTGTTGCAGCTCCTAAGTCTTGCAATGTTATGACTTACAACGAATACCAAGACTTCTGCGAATTGGCAGGAGTTTAATTTAAACGCCCCTTCGGGGGCTTTTTTTATACCTTGCAAACGGTGCAACTCCCCGCGACATATTACCACGTTAAAGAATGCAAGTCGAAGATTCAAATCCACCAGGGCGGGACACGATCCGGGAAGACGTACTCCATCCTCACGGCACTCATTGAGCTTTGTCATAAGAACTCGGGTCTTGTTGTCACCATATGCCGAAAGACATTCCCCGCACTTCGAGCCACCGCGATGAGAGACTTCTTCGAGATACTCAACAACGAGGACATCTATAACCCCGACCTCCACAACAAGAGCGATGCAACCTATCAACTGTGGGGGAATATGGTTGAGTTCATCAGCATCGACCAACCGCAGAAGGTCAGAGGACGCAAGCGAGACGTTCTATTCATAAACGAAGCCAACGAGATCAATCTCGAAGATTGGCGGCAACTCCTCCTCAGAACAACGGGGAGGGTTCTTTTAGACTATAACCCATCAGACGAATTCCACTGGATCTATGAAGAAGTCATCCCACGAGAAGACGCAGAGTTCTTCCGCACCACGTACAAAGACAACCCGTTCCTCCCTGAAAGTGTGGTCATGGAAATTGAGCGGTTTAAAACAGCAGACGAGAACTTTTGGAAAGTATACGGTCTCGGTGAACGAGGAACGTCACAATCAACCATCTTCACCCACTGGAAAGAAATAAACCAAATACCAAATGAATTCAAACTCCTCAACATCGGATTGGACTTCGGATATACAAACGACCCAACAGCCATCGTCCGAGTCTATACAGACGGACACGGATTTGCAGTCGACGAACTCTGCTACGCGACAAGACTCACTAATTCGGATATTGCAAAAGTCCTCCGAGATAATCAAGTCGATAGATCGGATGTTGTTATCTGTGACTCCGCTGAGCCAAAGAGCATCGACGAGATACACGCTCACGGATTCAATACTCACGGAGCAAGAAAGGGAAAGGATAGCGTCAAAAATGGAATCCAGTTCCTCCATTCGCGACCGCTTCTTGTCACGGCTCGGAGTGTAAATCTTATCCGCGAACTCAGAAACTACAAATGGAAGGAAGACAAGAACGGGAAGCAACTCAATGAACCCGTAGACAAATTCAACCACGCCATCGACGCGATGAGGTACGCGATCACATTCAACCAAACGAACCCGAACTTCGGCTCTTATGCTATCGGATAGAAAAGAAAAAAGAAAAAAAATGTGTTTAGGTAGTTGGATAACGAAAAGAATTGCGTATCTTAGCCAAACAAACGAAACAAACAGATAATGAACTACTCAATCCAACAACTACAAGACCTTGATTCTCAGCTAGTTATAAGCGGTAATTCAACTTCAATTGATTACATTCAGGGAGGTAAATACGTAATCGAAGGCATATTCAACCCAGCTCAGGCAATTGTAAAGTATCGAGATTGGCTAGTTGTTTTAGAAGATTGCGGAAACGGTTTTGAAGCAATAAGCGCACGCAACACAATGACAGGAACAGAATACAGTAACCCGCTGCAATGGTTTTCAAATAAAGTCATTCAAGAATAACAAGCCCCTCACGGGGCTTTTTTTTTGCCCTAACTTTCGGGCTACCCGCACGATTCACGCAAACACGCAAAATTCACGCATTTTTCACGCATTCCATTTTGTATAAGGAAACCAAACAAATCAAGTTATTAGAATGATGGAACTCAAACTCCCGCACCGATGGTCTGACCTCTCACTCGGAGAACTCCAGGTCATGATGACCGCAGACAACCCACTCGAGAAGATATCCATATGCTCCGGGTACTCGGTGGAGAAACTGCGTGCGACGCCTCAGAAGCTAATAGAAGCCGCCTCAGCGCATTTAGACAACCTTCTCACCCAAGAGACCGCACGTCATCAGAAAGTCGTTGAGATGGACGGAAAACGATTTGGCTTTATTCCGAACTGGGATGAGTTCACGGCGGGTGAGTGGATCGATATGGAAAACCACCTCGAAGACTTTTGGGCAAACGCTCACAAAATTACCGCTCTCCTATATCGAGAAGTGACCTACGAACTCGGAGACAAATACGAGATAAAGAAGTACACCGCCAAAGAAGACGCAAGCATCTTTGAAGAGATGCCCGCAGACCTTATCTCGGGGATGCTGCTTTTTTTTTGGACTTCCAGAAATCAACTGCTTCACGATATGCAGTTCTCTTTGCTGGAGGTGGCGGACAAAGCGATCCAGTCGGCCAAAAATGGGGGTGGTATCATCTCCTCTATTCCCTCGCAGGGGAAGACGTTCTCAAAATGGACGCGATTACGGAACTCCCTGTCCAAGTCATCTTCCAGCACCTCAGTTATCTAAAAGACAGAAGCTCACATGATCACGTTCAATAACATCGTAGAAAGGTTTGAAGACTTCGCGACGAGTCACTTCTTCATAAAGTCATTCTCGTTCGGTTCTCCGGATGACGTAGACCTCGCAAAGTTTACCGAGTTCCCTCTCATGCATTTGGTTTATACCGGGGCAACCTATGACAGCGGAACGAAGACTTACAATATCGAGGTTTATATCCTTGACGTACCCGCAGACAAGAGCGATAAAGTAGAACGACAGCGCGAGGTCGTATCCGATGCGGAGCAATGCGCGGAAGACATTATCGCAGATATCCGGATGGGTGGGAATATCTTCACCTTTGCCCAAGATTATGAAGTCGTAAACGCGACAACAACCCCACTCGAAGAAGAGACGAAGAACGTGCTCTCGGGTGTGCTGCTTGATTTGTCAGTTGCTATCCCTTACGAGTGGGACGCTTGCAATGCTCCCATTGATGGGGTAACTCCTGGAGGCGGTGACGAGCCGTCCTACGCGAGACGCGGCTTCTTACGTATGTTGACGCTCGACGGATCAACCGATGTCCTCAGCGTTCGCACGATCAAAGTAAACAACGGCACTCTCACCGATGATGGAGAAGGCGTGGTCACTTTGGACACGGGCGGAGTTGATACGCTAGCAGCTCTCACCGATGTAACTCTCGCGAACCTTGAGAATCACGATGTTTTAAAATACAACAGCGGACAAACGCGGTGGGAGAATGTCGATTGGCTTCTTATTCTTTACACCGAACTAAAGCAAGGCACAACCACGACCCAAAACAACGGAAGCAGAACAGACAGCGCACTCGAGTTAACGGTCACACAAGCCAAACTGAAAGCAGGAATCACGGGCGTAGAAATCACGGAGACAAGCCCAGGAGATATTGATCTCATAGTTGCAACGGATGCATCAGGTTCGACAGCTTACACGGCTATCAACATAGACGGATCGAAAACTGCAAACGAGGCAGATATCAATCTATACGGCAACGTATACATCCACGATGAAGGGAACGGGACAAAGGCTCGAATGCGTCTCAATAGCGCGGACAATGTAAACCTCAGCCTCCCCACCTCATCAGGGACTTTAGCACTTACGGACGATATCCCAAGCGCCCCCGTTGACTCGGTGAACGGACAGACAGGCGTAGTGGTCTTGGTTACGACAGATATTGACGAGGGTACGAATCTTTACTATACAGAGGCACGGGTTGCAGCGAATGCAGCTGTCGTAGCGAATACGGCAAAGGTTGGAATAACAACACAACAAGCCGCAGATATAACCGCCAACAACGCGAAGACAGGCATCACACCCACGCAAGCGAGCGAGATAACAGCCAACACCGCGAAAGTTGGAATCACGACCCAACAAGCGGACGATATCACCGCAAACAATGCAAAGGTCGGGATCACTCAAACCCAAGCCGATGACATCACAGCGAACAACGCCAAGACAGGAATCACCCCGACTCAAGCGGGAGAGATAACCGCGAACACGGCAAAAGTGGGAGTCATTGCGGGAGGTACTTCGGGACAAGCTCTTGTAAAGGCAAGCGGCACGGACTACGACCTCGAATGGGCAGACGCTGCAAGCGGGGTTCAATACCACGAACGCTTTGCAACAGATGCGGAGACCTTCCGAAGCGGTGCAACAGATACGGTAGAACTTTACTACACCGCTAAAGCGGACGGAGACGGACTCGCAGAGAGCGCAAGCAGCGACACCCCAACAGCGGGCAAGGTCATCAAGAGGAAGATATATTACTCAGAGGCTGCGTTCGCAGATCCCGACACGGGTACATGGGTTGAGTTTACGACCCTCGCGGACGATATTACTTTCGCTAATGCAAAGGCGGCTCTTTTGGAATATCTGAAAGCGAGGACGGGCGGCACGGTTCCAATCAGCCTCAAGCAAACGTGGGAGGAGGTGAGCGATACCGCGTATCTTTTGGACGAAACTTTTGGTTCAGGTGCGGAGGCAGCGTATTCGACGCGGCAACTTCGATTTGCTCAAACCGATTGCATGGTCATTCGCAGAGCATCGGATAGCACTACCACCACAATTGGCTTTGACGGTTCAGGCAACATCTCGGAGGCAGATATAGAAACGTTCTGCACGGGTACAAGCTGCACGGTAAGCGAGTGGAAAGACCAAAGCGGAAACGGGAACGATGCGACTGCGGCAGCACCATCTAACGAACCGACAATTTACACGGGTGGCGCGTTGGTGAAGGATGGAGGGCGCGTAGCTTTTACTTCAACAGCGTCCACCTCTTTTGACTTCACTCAAATCTCAAACGTCAATAGTGTTTTTTCTGTATTAAGACCTACCGACTTTACAAATAGTAACTCGAGTTTTATCCTCGGGGATAGTACAAATTTCGATTATCATAGTGGCAATTCAGCTGAGTGGTTGAGCGCAACTCACGCTGACCCCGTGGTGAGAAACGGCGATAATTATTTAAATGGTTTAAGCGTTAACCTTACGACTTTGGCAAGAAGCGCAGGGCAATATGTTTTAAGTATGATTCACACAGATGGCACAGCCGTAGCTAGTAGAATAAGTAAAGACCGTTTTTTGACTAGAAGCTGGGTCGGTAACCGCCAAGAATTAATAATTTATTCAGACGATAGAACGAACGACCGCACAGGCATCGAAAGCAACATGGGCGATTACTTCACCCAAAACACGCCACTGCTCGACACGTACAGCGGTGCAGCGGCTGCGTATTCATTGAGGCTTTTGGATTCAACGTATACGGGTGACGCGATAGAGGTTTACAACGGATCGAGCTACGCGGATATTGGCTTCAACGTATTCGGTGAATTGGATACTGTCGCACTCGCAGCGCATTGCGGGTCGAATGACGGGTTGGTATCAAAGTGGTACGACCAATCATCGAACTCGAATACGGCAGCGCAAACGGTCACCAGTAAAATGCCAAGGATTTACGACGGCAGCACGGGCGTGGTGACGGAGAACGGCAAGCCAGCGGTGGAGATTGACCGTTCAGAATATTTGTCATTTAATTCAAGAATTTACACTGCAAGAACAATGGTTGCAGTATTGAACATGACTGCCTTTCAATATAACAGAGTTTGCGGTAATAGCGTAGAAATTGAGTCAGGTATCAAAGGGTGGTCGGACGGAGGCGGTCTAGATGATGTAAACGAGAAGTTTAATATAAACGCCGTGTCTGTGAATGGAGCGCTTGACACGACTAGACCATATGGCAGCGACATGATTGGCTTGTATAATTGCAGCTATTTTACTGGCGATGGCGTAGACTCGGATGGACTTGGTGAAATTGGCTGGCACGTTAATAATCGAAGCCTAAAAGGTAACTTGCAAGAACTCATAGTATACCCTGTAGAAGACACAGTTAACCGCACTGACATCGAGGACAACATCAACACTTTTTACGACATCTACTGATGAACGGATTTATCATAGTCCTACCAACGGACACGCAGACAAGCGAGCGCAGAGCGTACCAAATAACGCGCGAACTATACAACATAAGCCGACCCGTTTTGATACAGGCAGAAGGCGAAGCAGCCTCGACCGTGTTCGGGATTGTAGTACACCCTGACGGAGTACAGAACGCGCTGCAAGTGGATACCGATTACCTTATCAACGTACACCCTGCTGCAAACCTCGAACGCCTTGTTGCTTGCTTCCCTGAGCTGTCAAACGATGAGCGGTATTCCCTCAGTAGTTACGTGCAAGTGAATCAGCGGTTCCCTTTCGGGCATATCGTGCCAAGCGATACGACGATCCGAACACAGGAGTACATGGAGGAAAACGGGTGGTTTACTGATCAACCTGAAATTGATTAACTTGCAGGCATGAAGGTCACAATTCAAAAGGCGTGCAAGCTACGCGGTAACAACTGGAAGAAAGGCGCGACGCCGTCGGTCACTTCTGAATTCGCCGCAGAACTAAAAGCAAAGGGATACCTCGACGCTCCTACGAAAAAGAAAGACTCAGATAATAACGATTTAATAGAAGAATAAAATGGCCATTTTTAACGGTACAGAATTAGGCGTATACATCGGCGGCACGCTGATCGCAGCGGCAACAGATTGTTCGCTCTCATTGAACATGGAAACAATCGACATTACCACAAAGGACAGCGCAGGATTCCGTGAGCTGCTCGGCGGTGTCAAATCAGGATCAATGAGCGTTAGCGGTTTGATTGATTACAACGACGCTTCAAATGATGACGTTTCTGACTTGTTTACAGCGTTGGACAATCGCACAGCTTTAACCTTAAAGTTTGCAAAGGCCAATCCTGTTGTAGGCGAAGACTTCAATTACAGCGCTAGCGGTTTCATCACTAGCCTTGAGCAGTCAGGCGGCACGGAGGATACAGCTACTTATTCAGCTACCTTTGAGTTGAGCGGTGCAATTACACAAACGGCTGAATGATTGAAGTAAACGGCACAGAGTACCCAGTGCGGTACAGCATGAAGGCGCTGAAGAAGTTTGAGCGTAAAACAAAAGTCAATGTATTCAGCTTATCCGATCCGTCGAAGCTAAGTGCAGAGGCGTGCGCCTTCCTTTGTTTCGTTGGTGTTGAATGTGGATGCACCTTTGAAGGGCAGGACTTCGATATGGACCTGCCGACGTTTGAAGACTACATTACACTTGAACACGTCACACAGTGCTTTGATGCACTCGGCGAATACAGCAGCGAAAAAAAAGCATAGACGGCACAGACAAGCCGATTGGTTGGCCTGATATTATACGGATGGGGATGGGCATTTTACGCCTGTCCCCTTCTGCGTTTTGGTCAATGACATTCGGCGAGGTAAGCCTTGCACTTGACGCCAACCGTGAGAGCGAGGAGATGCGCGAACGGATGGAGTGGGAGCGCACGCGGTGGCTTGGTTCTATGATCATGCAACCCCACCTAAAAAAAGGGCGTAAATTGCAGCCAAAGGACCTGATGCAGTTTCCATGGGAGAAGCCAAAGGCAAAGGCTGACAAGCTCACCAAGGAGGAACTGAGACAACGAATATTAGAAAGAGATCAATGGCAAAGCTGAATGATTTAATTGTAACCATTGGAGCGCAAACGCGGCAGTTTGATAAAGCACTGGGCGCTTCTATGCGCAAGATGCAGAACTTTGGCAGGAGTACGAAGCAGCTAGGTAAGTCGATGACGCGAAGCCTGACCATGCCGATCGCTGCACTTGGTGCGGCAGCTATTAAGTCAGCGGCTGACCTCGAAACGATGGAGGTGAGTTTCATCAGCTTGACAGGTGGCGCAAAGCAGGCCGCCGATATGATGGCCAACCTCAACGAGTTTACAGCAAAGACACCGTTTCAAATTGAGGCAGTAGCGAAGTCAGCGCGGCAGCTCATTGCATCGGGATCAGGCTTGGAGGAAGTCAATACACAGCTGCAGTTTCTTGGCGACATAGCTGCAACCAGTGGCCAACCGATTGACGAGATAGCCGCAATCTTTGCTAAGGTCAACGCGAAAGGCAAAGTAGAATTAGAGAACCTGAACCAACTAGCCGAGCGCGGCATACCAATCTTTACCGCATTGGCTGAGGCGACTGGTTTGCCTGCTGACAAACTTGGCGCGGGGCGTGTGAGCGTTGATCAGTTTAATGAGGTGTTGCAGAGCTTTAGTAAAGAGGGTGGTTTTGCTGCTGGTGCAATGGAGCGGCTGAGTGAAACGGCATCGGGTAAATTTAGCACGGCACTTGACAACCTGAAGTTGGCAGGCGCGGCGTTGGCTGAAGATTTATTACCTGTTGTAAAAGATTTAATTGATAAGTTTACCGCATTTACTCAGCGCATTCAAAAGCTCTCGCCCGAAAGCAAAAAATTAGCGTTGCAAATTGCAGCAGTTGCAGCGGCCATTGGCCCTGTGTTAGTTATTTTGCCCAGCCTATTAAGTGGGTTTAATGCTGCACGTTTAGCGTTTATATCATTAAACACGGTAATGCTTGCCAATCCATTTGCAATAGTTGCAACGGGCATCGCGTTAGTCGTTACTGGTTTAATTGTGTTAAACAACAAAACTAATGACGCAGCTACGGCAGTTGAGAAGTTAGCACAGGCAAACAAAGACTTGACGCTTGAGGAACAAAAGCGAAACGTTGAGAAGGCCATAACTGATCAGCAGTCTTTAGTTGATTTGCTCAAAGCCGAGAAGGAAGCTAAAGATAAAATAGCTCAGAAGTTTGGAGGTAAGGCAATAGCAGAACAGAAGGAGGCGAACAAAGCATTTGAAGACGCTAATGAAGAGCTTGGCAAGATGCAAGCAATGTTGGGAGACATTGACAAAGGACTGAGCGATATGGCATCAAGTGCAACGGCAGCAGCTGCAACCGTCACCGCTGAGATGGAGGCAGTCAAAGAATCGTTTATGATTGCTATCGAGCCTTTACATGTTGACGTTGTAGATAACACTGTTGTAAAGGGTTTGCAAAGGATGGGCACGGCGGTGCAAGATATAGTGAAGCAAGCACAAGACAACATAGACAGCACACGCCAAAAGATGGCGGCCTTTGGTATGCAAATGGCCAACAGCTTTACAACTATCTTCTCTCAAATGATTGAAGGATCGTTTAATCTAGAGGAAGCATTAATAAACATGCTAAAAAAAGTGTTGGCGCAGGCCGTTAGCTTGTTGGTTGTGTTTGGCTTGCTCAGTGTTTTCACTGGTGGGGCTTTTGGCGCAGCGGTTGGCGGCCTTGGTAAATTTATGGGGGCAGGTTTAGGAATACCACAATTTGCAGAGGGCGGTATTGTCAGCGGGCCAGTCATCGCGCAGGTGGGTGAGTACTCAGGCGCATCACATAACCCTGAAGTTATTGCACCGCTAGACAAATTGCAGAGCATGATGGGCGGCCAAGCCGTACAGGTCACAGGCAAGATCTCAGGCCGTGACATCTTATTAACGAGTGAACGAAATGCAATCGACCGTAACCGAGTAAGAGGATTTTGAGCCATGGACCCGATACGACTATACGCAGACTTCAAAGATGATAACGGCCTTGAGTACCGTTTGAACATTCACCAAGCAGGCTGGCAAGTATCGCCGTTCGAGTTTAATCTTGGCGCTGATGGCTTCACACTGCAATACAGCGGCGACAATGAAAACCGAATGCAGCCAATCATAGGCAGTGAACTTACCTTCACACTTATTGAGAACGCCCAACAGCACACCAATTTTATTGGGCAATTAGCAAACTCGGAGGATGCAGAATTTACGGTGTCAGTTTGGAAGGGTTGGCAGGTTACGAATGAATTGTTTTGGACGGGTGTACTGATGTCTGAGCAGATCAGCCTAATGGATGAGGCATATCCAATTCAAAACACTTTTAACGCGGTGGACGAATTGGGCAACCTTGCCAATACATTGTACACCAACGACGGCACGGCATACACAGGCCGCGACAATATAGCGCAGCATATTTACAAATGCCTACTCAAAACGCGGGCGCTCCATGTGTACAACAGCACGGATGTATTATTCAAATACGCCAATAATTTTTTCCCTACGACAGATTTTCAGAGCACGAACGCGCTAATAGAGTCAGAGGTGAATCACTCAGCTTTTTACAATCAAAATGAGAACGGCACACCTGAATTTTTTGACACGTTTAAAGTGCTGCAAGATTTGGCAATCACATTTAACAGCCGCGTGTTTTTTGCTGAAGGCGTGTTTTACTTCATACCAATTGGCGCGGTTACGGACAGTACCTATTTATCTTTTTACAGCGTCACCAAAGGCGGCACAGTAAGCTCAAGCGCCACGGCGGTAGATGTAAACTTAGAAGTGGGTGAAGACGTTATAAAGCTTGCAGGTGGATCGACTACTTTCTTGCCGCCATTGCAGAAGGTGCAGCGAATTTGGGAAACAAACGCAAATTTTCCAGTGTTGTTTAAGTTCGCACAGTTCTTAAATTCTCAGGAGCTTTACAGCGAATTGATTGGCACAGAAATAACTGATGATGACTTAGTTTATGAGTCGGATACAGTTCTGCGCTTGCAATTCCGATACAATCACAGTTATTCAGGCACTGGAACGTTTACAGGCGAGGACATTGTGGGGCGCTTGGTTTTGCGCCTGCGTATTCAATGCGGCTCTTTATTTTACGCAAACACAGTAACCTTCGGCCCTAACACAATAAATTACGGCAATTGGCAGGACAGTTATACGGTTGACCAAATACAATTTAGCGCACCAACATGGACTTCGAGCGGGTATTTTTATATACCAATCACACAGAATTTAATGTACATGGACCGCAACACGGGGCAGGTCTTCTTTAATCAAGCACTTCCCACGAATGTGATTGATATAGCTGCCTACGGTCAGAACATGCTAATAGATTTGGATGCTTTGCCCACGCAGCAGACAAGCCTAAGCGTTACCGCTGCCGTTCAAGCCTTCGACCATAGTGGTGCACCTATCACAGATATTAATGGATCTAATGCCTACGGCAAGCTTTCCAATATTGCCGTGTATGCCATGACTGGAGCGGCGACCAATGGCGACCAAGTAGTATACGAGGCCAACACAGGAAACAGCGGCCAGTTAATTGTTGAGCAGCCAAGCGTCGAAATCGGTTCAAGCACGTTCGATAATCATAAAAATATTTACGATAATATATTAGAGGGTGAAGTAATAAACGAGTGGAGTGGGATACTATACCCGCAAGCAGATACGTCTATTCATTCGCTTGGAGTGCAGGAAATTATAGCGGGCCAAAACAATAGCACGAAGATTAAGCGCGGCGGCTATTATAAACGATTTGTCAGCCCGTTAAATACGTTAGAAATTGAAGGGGGTTTTTACTTGCCGTTTCAAACGTCTTTCATAGCGCGACCAATCGAAGGCGAATTTGAAGCGTGGCAGCTAGATGATAATGATGAAGACGTTGTAGTGCCACAGCCTGAAGTAATTGACACGCACGATCCGCAGGACGACAGCGAACCCGTGTACAATATCCGCAACACCTTTGCGCCCGATGCTGGCAACATTGCACCGAATGTATTCCGCCGCTTGCTACAACAGCCTGTGACGGCAGTAAGTAACAGCGATGCATCTACCTACCAAGTAACGGCAGTTGATTATATGGTCATGAACACATGGACAGGAGCGAACGGCAGGAGCTTCATATATCTGCCAAGCGTAACAGGTAACGAAGGGCGCACGGTACAATTTCACAGCGACGAAACTATAAGCGCAAACAAGAACATACAGCTTGAGCCGCATTCAAGCGATACGGGTGTAACTATTGACGGCGCAGGCGCTTACGCTTTCAACCGCTCTTATGACGGCATCACTATCTTGTGCCATAATTCGAATTGGTTTATCATACAGAAAAAAGAGAAGTGATGGAGTGGGAAATTGTTGCAATCGTTTTGCCTGTAGTGGCGGGTTTGGTGGGTGTATGGGTAAACCTTAACAGCACGGTGGCACGCCTGAAAAGCCGCGTGATCCAGTTGGAACTAGACAGCAACGAGATAAAGAGCGACATGAAAGAACTATTGGCCAGCGTCCACAAAATCGAGTTGATGATTGCAAAGCTTCAAAAATGATTTGGATTATCTTAGCAACCATAACCGTCAACGTCATATATAAGGCTCGCGAGTACGGTAGGGCAGACGTTGCGGATTTAATTATATTGATTGCCGCCTGCGCACTGTTATGGAACTAAGGTATTTCCGCTTTGAAGAATTTGACTGCAAGTGCAAGAAATGCCGCACAAATTCTGAGGGCCTTGGTATCGACATAATGGACATGGATTTTTTGATGATGCTGGACGACGCCCGCCACAAAGCTGGCGTACCGTTTCGGATCAGCTCAGGCGTGAGATGCAGCGCACACAATCGGGCGAGCGGCGGAAAGAAAGACAGCGCCCACCTTGACGGCTTGGCGGTTGATATTGTATGCAGTGACAGCAGAACGCGCGGCTATATCCTTGGCGCACTTTACGAGGCGGGATTTAACCGCATTGGCATTCACAAGGACTTCATACACGTGGACGATCACCCCGCAAAAGATGCGGATGTAGTTTGGTTATATGACTAAGGACATACGCCCACGGATCAACGCCCAGCAGATGCGTGCGCTGGACTACCTAAGAACAAAGGAGCGGCGTATTTTGGTTATAGGTGATTTGCATGAGCCTTTTTGTAAGGAAGGTTATTTGCAGCATTGCATTGATACATATGACAGGTTTAACTGCAACCAAGTTTTGTTTATCGGTGATTTACTTGATAATGCATTTGCGTCTTTTCATGAGACACGCGCCGAACTGCCAGCAGGACAGGACGAGTTAGATTTTGCCATTGCAAAGGTGCAAGAGTGGTACAAAGTATTCCCGATTGCAACCATTATAACGGGAAACCATGACCGCATAATAGCGAGAAAATTAGTGCGTGGCGGAGTCCCTCAAAAATGGCTGAAATCATATAACGAAGTTTTAGGAACTCCAACATGGGATTGGACAGAGCGCGCAGTATTTGACGAAGTGCAGTACGTGCATGGTGAGGGCGGCAGCGCACGCACCAAATGCAAAAACGATATGATGAGTACGGTTCAAGGCCATATACACACCCAGTGCTATGTCGAATATAATACAGGCTCAAAAATCGTGTTTTCCATGCAAATCGGGTGCGGCGTCGAACGTGAAGCGCTGGCTATGAGTTATGCGAAGGCTTTCAAAACTCAGCAAATTGCCTGCGGCGTGGTCATAGGTGGGCATACGGCAATAAATTGTTTAATGCCGCTTTAATACCTTGCACTAAATTTTACATTATGGGTGAATTGATACAAACTTATTGGGCCGAGATCGTTTTGGCTCTTATGGCATTTGTGAAGGTTATTGTAAACCTTACGCCAACAGAAGCAGATAACAAAGTATTTGGATGGCTAGACACGCTAATAAGCGCAATCGTAAGCGACAGGCGAAAGGAACGCCGAGAAGCGCGAAAAAATGACTAACTTAGCCGAATAGGTTTGTTTCATAGTTTGTTTGCAAGTTGATTTAAAGGGCTGCCCAACGGGGTGGCCTTTTTTTGTGCGCTAAAAAAAAATCAAAGTTTTTTACGAAAAAGCTTGCGTAACGAAATAAGTTGCGTATCTTTGACTCAGTCAAACAAACAAACAACACTACCATGAATTACTCAATCCAACAACTTCAAGACCTTGACGATAAGTTAGTTATAAGTGGTGATTCAACTTCAATTGACTACATTCAAGGCGGTAAATACGTTATGGAAGGCGTATTGAAACCAGCTCAAGCAATTGTGAAGTATCGAGATTGGTTAGTTGTTTTAGAAGATTGCGGAAACGGTTTTGAACCAATAAGCGCACGCAACACAATGACAGGAACAGAGTACAATAACCCAATGCAATGGTTTTCAAATAAAGTAAAATGATGTGGCGCGAAGGATACGACTACCCAGCAGACGACGAAGACGAAGGCCGTGACTTCTTTGAAGAGGCCGACGAACAACATGACAAATACCAAGACGAAAAACTCGACCAATGAAGAACACAAAGAGAGAATTTTTAAGTGCAGCAAAAAAGCGCCAAGGTTTTAAGACTTGGTTCATAGAACAAGAAGCACATTCACGTGACTACGTTATAGAAATATCCGTTGATAATGGTTATACAATAGGCGATAATCAATGTACTTCAGAACGGGTGCACGTCTTGCGTGAAGAGTTAACAATTTCGGACGGTTGGCGTTTAGCTGTCAAAGCCTTGCAGACTATAAAACAAAAATAACAGTAATGAAAAAACCTATTTGCGTGCGCAGCAGCGTACAAGTAACAGCCCCGACGTCATTCAACCAATGGCAGCAAGACCTAGCCGAGGAACGCGAGTTTCTGCGCTTGATTGACAAGATGAAAATGCACCTAAAGCAAAACCGAGAGAAATGAACGTTGAAACAATACAAGTAAGTTCATGCCGTGGCGCGTTTGATCGCGAAACAAGGCGCGTGTACCTAATGGAGTGGCTTGAACACGTACGGCCTGACGTCATGATAAACGACTACAACAAGAAGCAGCTGCCTGCGATCATGCCGCACGGTGTATTTTACAGCCGCAGACAGGACACAATCCAGCAGCACAGCGGTCTAGTACAGGTTGACATAGACGGCAAGCACCAACGCGGTGGCTTTGATCCTGAGAACTTAGCGCGAGATATGGAGGCCGCGCCCTACATCGTAGCGGGTGGCATTAGCTGCATGGGCGAGGGTTGTTATATGCTAATTGCAGTCGAAGGCATCGACCAAAACAACCACAGGGAAAAGGCCAGCCGCGTCATGGATCTAATTGAAGAACAGTTCAACGTAGTGGTGGATGTGCCCGTTTCAAACAATTTAAGCAGCCTGCGCTTTGCGTCAGGGTATGCACCCTTCATTAATTACGACGTCAAACCATTAAAATTCGAGTCATGAACAACACCGATGAACTGCGGGCGCTGTCCGAGAAGTACGACATGCAGCCTGATCACTTCCACAAAGACCCGCGCGGCTTTGTCATTATGACGCGCAGAGGCGTCGAACACTTGCAAGCTAAAATAAAGGCCACAGTGCGCTTTTCTACCGTAGCTGAATACTCAGACCCGAAAGAGGGGAGATATTGCATTAAAGCCTACGCAAAATGCGAAATAGGGCAAGTAGAGACGTATGGCGAAAGCAGCAAAGCAAATAACCGAAACGCTTACCCGATTGCCATGGCGGAAAAACGCGCTTTGTCACGTGCCATTTTGAAGCTTGCAGGCTTTTACACTGCTGGCGTGTATGGCGAAGATGAAATTGATGAATAGCCTTTATGAGTTTTTTGATAGCGTAGACGCTGACCATGCCGATGAGGTTGAAAGCATGAAAGACTACGCATTACACCTGCTCAGCACGTCCACAATGAAGGACGACGATGACGGGTTAGAAGATGAAATAATAGACACAGACCCAACGCCAAGCCGCTGGCGTGAGATATTTGAGCGGCTACGATTAAACCAGTTGCGTGCAATCGACTTGCCCAACTGTTCACAAACTGAATTCACTAAATCATATAAAAAACATGGAATTGATTATTGAGGGAGTTATTAAGCGCGTTTGCAAACCGATGGAATTTGAAAGCGGCTTTAGGAAGTGCGAAGTACACGTTGAAATCCAAGACGGGAAATACCCGCAGACCTTGGCGCTGGAGTTTCTGAAAGACGACGTAGATGAAGCCGTTGCATTGCCTGAAGGCAAGACGATCAAAGCACGGTGCAACGTACGCGGCAGCGAATGGCAAAAGGATGAAACATCGCCATTGATTGTATTTATGTCGCTAGTGCCTTGGAAGTATGAGATAGTAGAAGGCAATCCAGCACCAACCCAACAACCTGCAAAAGATGGCGCAGATTTCCCTTTCTGATGTGCGGTATATCGTTAAGCTACCAAAGCAAAACACGCGCGTCACGTTTGAGAACTATGGCAGCTTTGCCAAGTACGTCGAGGATCTGCGCACCAAGCAAATAAAACATGAACTTCATATTGAATACGATGAATCTGAGACAGTTTATAAAGCAACATTACAAGACGGTAGACAGGTGCGCGGATGATCTTGGCGTAACCCGCCGCACGGTAGAAAATTACTGTTTCCGTAACCCGTCAGGCATATTGAAGCACAGTGGTCAAATCATACAGCTGGACGGCGTGGAGCCGTTGCAGCTATTCGACGCGGTAGCCGCGTCCATGGAGCAAATCAACGAGAACCGCCCGAAATGATATGGCAAAAGCTTACAACCGATGAAATGGCCTTTGCATACGAAACAGGCAAGGACGTCATACAGGCAAAAATGAAAAACAATCATACAGGCAACAATGAACTCAGTAAGTATGCTGGTTACGTTGGTCAGGTCGCAGCAATGAAGTACCTAAAGGCGGTAAACATTGACGATTATGAGTATGATTTGGAGCGCAATGGCAAACGCATAGAAGTAAAAACAAAGGTGCGGAACAGACTACCCGATCCGAATTTTGCGGCTTGTGTTTATGCATCAAATGCGGATCAGCTTTGTGACGTGTATTTGTTTATGCAGGTAATGAAACGCGCAGACAACCCAAAAAAGTTAATGCACGGCGCTTACTTGCTTGGGTGGATTGATCGCGGCCTGTATAATGAACGGTTTTACCAAGTGCGTAAAGGTGATAAAGACGGCAAATATTACACAGAGCCAGCCGACGCGTTTAAAATTGAGCTGCGTGATTTACGCCCAATTGACGAGCTAAAATGAAGCGTAAAGGCATATACATACCGCTGGAGTTGTGGAATCTTGGCGAGTTGCATCCTAATGAACGGGTGTTGCTTGCTGAGGTTGCCAGCTTTGAGGACAAGAACAAACCATGCTTTGCAGGAAACGAACACTTTGCCCAACTGCTTAACGTATCAACGGCCACGGCACGGGGCTATATTTCCAAGCTTGTAAACGCTGGTTTTCTAGTCCGAGAGGGTGACAGATACAACAGACGACTGCGTAGATTAGCGCAAACGAGTGCGCAGAATAGCGCAGACGAGTGCGTAGATTCACGCAGACGAGTGCGTAAATCCGCGCAAACGAGTGCGCAGAATTCAGCACATACTATATCAACTACTATATCAACTACTAATACATCTACTAATAGTGCAAAAGTGTTGAATGTTGTTTTGCCGTTTCAATCGGAAAAATTTGAGGCGGCATGGAACGAATGGAAAGAGTACAAACAAACAGACCACAGATTCAAATACAAATCCCACAAAAGCGAACAACGGGCACTAATCAAACTACAAAATGAACACACCAACGAAAACGACGCAATCGACGCAATTCATACAGCAATTGCAAACGGATGGAAAGGCTTGGTATTTAACTCACCCAAAGGCGGGGGAGCTAACAAGCGGCGAGCGGATAACCTTGAAAGAGATGTCAACCGCGAAAAGCTTGCAGAATTTGCAAGAACTGGACGTATCACGCCTGACGGTGGAAACGTGCTTTAAAGGCACTAACGTGCGCACGGCATTAGTATGCGACGAAGCACCAACACGGGCCGCGCTGATCGGTATGCTAGGCCGCTGCGTCAAGTTTATCGACGCGAACAAGACACTAACAGAACCCGAACACATTGCAATGACGGTGAATGAGCTTGTACAGCAATTTCCAACGTTTACGCTTGAAGATTGGCGCCTGTGCCTGTACATGATGGCGAAAGAGAGCTTTGGACCGTACTACGAACGCCTAAAGTTGGCGCAGTTTGTCGACTGCTTCACCAAGTACGACCAACTGAAGCAGCCAGTAATTCAAACCATACGCGAGAACGAACGCAAAGAGGCAGAGCGGATGCAGCAGGAAGCTATGAGGCATTTGCAGCCCGAATACGTTACTCAAATTAACCCTGTGGCATCAAGGGTTCACCCAGCCGATTGGATGGCAGGAGAGGACCGCTTAACGTACACAGAGCGCGATGAGATGCAGAAACGACAGAATCAAAACAGTAAATGACACCAATCGAACAATTTTGGGCGGACCTGATGGATTCACGCCGCTACGCCATTACAGAAGTTTACGGCGCGGAATGTGCAAGCCGTTACAGGCCGCACCACATGGAAAAGGAGTATTTTATAAACAACAGCGGCACGTTCACAGCGCACCCTGATGTTTCACGATATAACGAGGATTTTTGGGATATGTGCAACAAACATTACGGAGAGCAACGCGAGGCATACAGGCGGAAACTACGGGCGAACTGGCACAGGGTACAGCAGTCCGATGAATACAAAAGCCGTAAGCGTGAGCGCGAAATGTTAAAGGACTACATTAGCCAAGCAATTAACGGCAATGGCAAAGAAGCAGACGCACGCACAACTAAAGAAAAAGGTAGATGAGTGGTTTAGCAAGCACATCAGATGGAAAGCGGCAGATCTACGCGGAAACTGTACGTGTTACACCTGCGACCGAGTCCATCACGCATCTAAGATCCATGCAGGGCATTTTCTCAGCCGAAGGCACATGGCTACTAGGTGGGAGGAATCTAACGTTAAGCCGCAATGCTTTGCCTGCAATATTCACAACCAAGGAGAACAATGGATTTTTGGCTGCCGTATTGAAAGCGAAAACAGAGGACGAACTGCGCAGCTTATGCAACAAGCGAACGAAGGTAGAAAGTTCAAGATACAGGAGCTTCAGCACCTATTCGAGTATCATAGGACCGAGGCGCTCAAGTACGCAGAGCGGAAAGACGTCATGCCTAAGCGAAAAGCAAAGGCGAAGGTATGATAAGCTAAGAGCGGAGCGCAATGAGTTGCTGGATGTGAGCATGGTGAGCAATATCAAAGCTTTAAACTATGGATCAAGATGGGAAAGGTTCAAGCGTATCAGCCATGAAATCTACCACCTGACCAAGCACCACGGTTATTACTATCAGTAATGCCTACGATACCACGTAAGCAGACGCCCGATCCGAGGCGCAAAGGACGTAAGCGAGACACGCCACAAGATCGCAGATACTGGACTAACGCATGGCGTAAGAGTAGATTAGCATTCCTAAAGACTAACCCCGAATGCACAGGATGCGGCGGACCTGCCAACGTGGTGGATCACGTCGTGCCTGTGCGTCAAGGGGCTGAGTTCTTTGATGTGAGCAACTGGCAAAGCCTATGCACACCCTGCCATGCCTCCAAGTCAGGGCGAGAAGCACACGAGGGGTAGCCCCCCGCAAAAACCTGAGCTAAAAGCGCCTGCAT